AATCCGTGATCAGGCCCAGGGATCTGCGCCATTGAATCCCCTGTTTTTCGAAGCTACGGAATAACCCTACTCGATCTAGGGTTATATTTGAATTTGGTTGACAACCCAGCCAATCTGTCATATAATACACACATAGCAACAAACAAACAGTAGGAGCGATATATGACAATAACAGTAGCACACATGATCCAGGCATTGCAGGCATTGCCTCAGGACGCAGAGTTGGTAGTAACCGAGAGCGGTTACTACTGCTATGGCGAGTTGGCAACTATCATGTTGCCAGAAGCCTACACCATAGAAGGTGAAGACGAAGAGGTTGCCCGGGGCACACAAGTCTACCGCATTGGTCACAGTCACCAAAGCTACTAGTCCAATAACCCGGGTGGTTGACGGGTTATCCAAAAGGTGTTATAATACACACATAGTAACAAAGCAATAGGAGCGAACCAAATGGCTAAAGTAAATTATGACAACTTTGCCTCGTTTGACATTAACGAGTGCTGTGACTACTTTGACAGCGAGAAGCAGAGCAACTGGAAGAAGATCGGCAAGTTCATCGTAGCAGACGGTCAGGACTACGTGAACATTATGGAGCAGGAGTTCGACTTTGAGGACACAGCAGACGGTGAGTATGCGGCCTTTGACGCAGGCGTCAAGTATGCACTTACAAAGATGAACATTGCCTTTGAGGCCGCAGGCTTGGACCTTCAGATCTGCTCTGTGGACCTGGTAGAAAGCATGGGATTCGTGTTAGTGCGCACTGACGATGAGCCCGAGGATTTCGTCAAGCGTGTGCTGAAAAAGCCCGTGATGATGGTAGAAAGCTGGGTGGACTAATTGCCAACGTGTCAACCCTACCACTAGACCCTGCAACTCGCCTGGGCACTTCGTGGGGTTGACATCGAGGCTTTTTGGTTGTATAATCAACACATAGCAACAAAGGAGCGGCAATGGTTAAACTGATTGGATGGATCGCTGTTACATGGTTCTTGTTCCACTTTGGCATTGCCCAGGCTCTCCTGCTGTGGACTGCAGGCATAGGCACTATCATATTTGGTTGACAGTTTGGTAAAACGGTAGTATAATTAACACATACACACAAAGGACACATATGACTATCACAGCAACTCCAGAGCAGATCCCCATGATCGTAGCCGAAGCTGAATTCGCTGCCCACGCCGCAGCTGATCAATACTTTCGCCAAGAGCTGGGCGGCAGGGATCAATTCGCATGCGGCTTTGCCTGGGTGAAGATCTACGGTGTCAAGGGCAACACCAAGTTGGGCCGGGCCTTGAAGGCCGCCGGGATCCGTCCTTCATACTCAGGCGGCTTAGAGATGTGGAATCCATCCAAGTTTGGATGCCAGAACGTGGACACGCTGGAAGCAGGTGCTAGAGCAGCAGCCGGTGTGTTTGAGAAGTATGGCTTTGAGGCCTATGCGGGAAGTAGGTTGGATTAACCCTAGTGGTTGACAGGTTATCCAAAAGACGCTATAATTAACACATACACAAACACACAAGGAAACACAATGACAACTAATCAAGCAATGTTCGTATTCATCGCAGGACTCTTGCTCACCCTGGGTGCAGTAGGTGGTGTAGAGGCCAGCGTAGATGCAGAGCAACTCACAGGTTCATTGTTGTTGGCAGTGTTGGGCCTCCTAGGCATGTATGCGGGCACATTGGGTTTCCGTAACGCACACTACTTCGACTAACATGGAAGCACTGAGAGAGATCACAGGGGGCCAGTTCCCCGCCCACATATACCTTGTAGATGGCACGAATCTAGTATCGTATATCAAACAGGGCGAAACCGAAGCCTTCTACTTCAAGAATCCCATCAAAGGATTTGACAAGAGAGGCCGTAAGTTTGAACCAGTAAAACCCAATCCATTCACAACGAAGAAAGCATCAAATGCAAAAACAGTCATTGGTAGTAGTGGGCAAGTATACACAGTCACTGAAGACTCGTGTAGCTGTCCCGGCTTCACGTATAGAGGTTCCTGCAAACACTTGGGCCAACATGATTGAATACCTGCGAGGTGTAGCATGATCCGGCTAGAAGGCTTATCCAAACAAGACGTGCAGATCTGCACACTGTTGTGGAACTGTGACACAGTAGAAGCAGTAGAGGTATTGGTCAACGCCATGCCCGCCGCATATAAACAACGTGCTGTGACCATGCGTGAGCTAATGACAGCAGCACAACTAGATACCATAGAGGACATTGATGAAGATATCACTGCTTATCTGCAGCATATTAGTAGCCGCTAGCACAGTAACGGGCTGCGCTACACACGATCGCAGGGATGCGCCTTGGGATCCCAATCTGAGGAGGGGTCAGAGCCTGTTCGATCAGATCCCCAATTGGGAAGGTTCAGCTCAGAAGATATGTTGCGGACATCTTCGAAGCTGCGGTCCGGGACAATCGCCGAGGTGTTGAGAGGTCAGGTGGTGGTCATGGTGGGGTGGCCGGTTATGCATGTAGTGTTGTATAATAGCAACAGTAGTGGTAGCAAATCACCACCCTGAAATGATAAGTAACTCACCCAAATTTTTTACGCAGCTGGTTTTTTTCAACTTCAAACTCTTTTTCTACTATGAATCATTCCTTACAACACAGAGACCTTGCAGGCCATCATCTCTCACCCGGAGATCATTGCCTAGTCACTGAACACAATAGAATCATCCTAGCCCGTGTCTTAAAACTCTATGATGCCAGCAATCAACTACAGTTACAGCCATTATCCAGTGATGCAGGTGGCCGTAGAAGCCGACCCAGTCAAAAACCCATTAGGCGAGAGTGCTACAATGTGTATAAGATTGCTGATACAGAGATCACCATGAGCATACTACGAGGGGCCATTTAAAAAACTGCGCAGGATTTTTTTAGGTGCATAGACCCATTTCAGCTGTAAATACAAGATGCCTAACATCTATCACTTTCTATCACTGTCACCCGCTCCCTTGTTCTTTCTAGGGTTTATATACAGCATCTTCAATCCCATGCACATATGCAGTTCTTGGCCCTATGAAATGGCAGTGATGTGGTTTGTGATGTTTCTAGCACACCTAACACCGTGGCTCATATGGTTCAAGCAGCGCAACTTTACCAGGTAAACTAAAGCAGCAGTGATATGCACCTTGTATGACTGCCCATGATTCCCAGTAGTATATTGACAGTATGTCCGGTCTATCTTGGGGACACCATACTAGATCGTGTATGCGTATCACACCCATGGGACCTTGTATTTCCACTGTGGTGTTGTATTCACCTGTGCTGGCAATCAGAGTTAGCATATGTGTATATAGCTGGTCACGTAAATAACTCATGCGCTATAATTTGATATTGCCCAGTGGTGCGATTATTTCATTTAATCTGCTGAGCTGTGCTGAAATATATCGTCGTGCTTTGGGCGGGCACATAGAGCAGGTAGAGCCCAAAACATAGACTGTAAAAAATCTTGCGCTGTGTGCTTTGCACAAAAAAAATTTTGCGCTGCGCTTCGCAAGGAATAATCTCCACCTTGATCCCTATGGATAATTAAGCGTAGCAAGGATCGTTAATGGAAATTTTAAATTTATTCCCCACAGCAGTTTTACAAGATAATCTAGGCAAAGATTTCACTGATGCTGAGCAGGCATCGTTTTCTAAACTTCAGTCCCAAACAAGAGGCAATGCTGAAAACACCACCAGCATTAGTTCTGAAATTTTAGAACGTCCTGAATTTGCAGCGTTAAAACAGTTTTGTTTAGACAAGACCAAGTTCTACATGAAAAACATCCTTGCTGTGCCGGATACTGTGGAACCTTACATCACACTGAGCTGGTTGAATTTTACCAACAAAGGTCAACAGCACCATAGGCATGCTCACAGCAACAGCATTTTGAGCGGAGTGTTTTATATCCATGCCAAAAAAGACATGGACAAGATTCATTTTTTCAAAGATCGATACGTGGCCATTGACCTAGGATCAACTAGTTATAATCCGTTTAATTCAGAAACTTGGTGGGTTCCTGTGGGCACAGGAGACATTGTTATATTCCCGTCGTCGTTGTGTCACGGTGTTATACCAACAAACAACGATCACACTCGCGTCAGTCTAGCATTTAATGTGTTTGTTCGAGGGGAGATTGGCAGTAGAAGCGATCTAAAATGGTTGAATATCAAATGACCTGTATAGTTGATTCTAGAAGATAAATATCTGTATGAGCGAACAATTCCTATTACCCATGGCCCGCAACATGATTACCGGGCAAACTGTGAAAAATCAAGATCTCACTGGCGACAGATTCACGCAGCGTCAACGTGTGTTAGCCGAAGACATGGCTGCGCAGTTGGCGCAACGAATGACAGCTAGAACCGGTGAAACGTGGCAGGGCTTTGTAAAACTGTATACCCCATCAGTTCGCAGTTGATTATCTGTAGAGATAGTTCACTGTATCAGCGTTTTCTCTAAAAACTTCTGCACCGTTTTTCAAGTGGAATCTACGAGCCATTTCAGTCTTGGGACTCAGAGTCACATAGGTATTGATCTCAGGCTGCTCACGTTGGATTTCCCGCTGTGCTTCTTGAATCAATCTACGCCCTGCACCTGCAGCATATGACCATATGGTATAGAACACAGCAGTATTGGTGTTTACTGCAAGATCTGCTAGATCATCGACATCCTGCGGAATCTCACTGAGAAACTTCACACAGGTCACTGCTAGGGGTTGTTGTGTTTGATCATCCCTCAGCACAAAAATTCGAGAATTGTTGTTGACTCGAAACTCTGCAGGCAGTTCGGGTCTTACTGGATCGTCTTTGATTAGATCAAGCAGGTTATCTCTAAGGTCTGTGATGATGTGTAGCATGATGGGTGGTTCCTATTATATGCGTATTTATTGATATCGGTGTGATTTGGCGGTTTTTGTCAAAATCACATGTTGACTGTTAGTATATTATACAGTATAATTAAATATACAGCAACCACAAAGGAGTTCAAAATGTTCGGAACAAATTACACAGGCGGGGACGTATTAAGTTACCGCTCAGCAGAACAAGTCAACGCAGCCATGGGCCGTGTCTACGGACACATGAGTCTAGCAGTCATAGTATCAATGTTGGTGAGTTTTTGGGTGGGCACCACACCTGAGCTGCTGCAATTCTTCTTCACAGGTGTGCTAAAATGGATCGTGATCTTTGCACCCCTGGCCGCCATATTTGGCGTCAGCTATGTGCTAGGTAACAATCCCAGCAAAGGTGTAGCGCAGTTATGCCTACATGGTTTTGCGGCCTTGATGGGCTTGAGCTTTGCAATGATTTTTGCAGTGTTTACCATGGGCAGCATTGTTAGTGCATTCATGGGAGCAGCCGTCTTGTTTGCCGTGATGAGCGGATATGGATACTTTACCAAACAGAATCTAGACAGCATGGGCAAGTTCATGTTTGTGGGTTTGATAGCCATCATCATTGCCAGCATTGTTAATATCTTTATTGGTAGCACAGTCATGCAGATGGTGATCTCAGCATTGGCAATTGTCATCTTCCTTGGACTAACTGCCTACGACACACAAAAGATACGTGAAATGGTTTCAGTGGATACCAGTGATGCGGTAGAAGTATCGGGTGCATTGACCCTTTACATGGACTTTATCAACCTGTTCCTAAATCTCTTGCAGTTGTTCGGCGATAGAAAAGACTAGTCCAGCCTGTGCCAATCGGGCCACGTTGAACGCCATATCAGAGCAAACTGGGTCAACATCGACCCAGTTTCAAAAACCACAGTAATGATATTATGTTGTCTGGTTTCTGTAAATCTAATCCAAGGATAACAGCGCCGTATAGATCTCAATCCTGACCTGATTCTCTTGATCCTACTCCACCGTCGATGAGGCAAGATCAAGTCCGTGGTTCTAGGATTGAAAACTATTGATACTGAGTCCAAAATTGTATCCAAAAATACATGCCGATGACTATCACAGCAAACTCTATACGCTCACGCCAATATCCTCTAGGACGCTGTGATTTTTCTACTGTCGCAGGTTGAGGTTCTGGACGTTGCTGCGCCAGCTTTAAGGGCTGGCTCTTAGTCCAAGGCGGTCTAGGTTTATCTGGAAAAATCATTTCCCGGGAGCGATACGATTAGCAATGCGCTTCTGTGTACCGTCTACTTTTTCTCTGAGATTAATAACTTCGTCTCGGAGTTCATTGCCGTGATCCTGGCATTCTTGTAGATGATCACCTAGGCTGTCTGCTAGTCCTGCTAGAGCACGGATTTCTAACTTGTTGATTTCTGCTGCTTTGAGTAGAATATCGGTTTCAGTTTCCGATGCGGTTACACGCTCTGCATTACCGTCTGCGGTAGATGCCTTCATCGTGCGATCTAGTTCGCCATCAAACCAGACTGCATTCTCGTTGCTGATGTCATCACAGTGTTCTACCATCAGCTCGTTGACAGCATAGAAACGCTCTGACACATCTCCAATAGCACGGATAGCTGCTGCCATTTCTTTGATGATCTCTACCATTTCTTGATTGACATGATTACGATGATGTAGATAATCCAGTTTAGTTTTGGTAATCATCGAATCCTGGAACAATGCCTGTTGTGGATTCTGTGGTTGTAGCTGTGTCAACATCATCATGCGATTACGATAGACATCGTCTGTGGTACGCATAATCAGCTCACGATTGCCGCCAGCATTGATGGTATAGCTCTGCATAGCATCAGTAACATTTTCTTCGACAATCGATCGTGCTACTTGTACCTGGGCTACATTGAACTGTACCAGAGCTTCTGAATCCCAGGCACGTCGAGTATTACGAGCAACCAGTTCTTGCTGTCTGCGGATCTGATCAGGATCCTGAGAACGGCTTTCGCGCTCTATACGTAGGAATTTTAGTTCTTCTTGCAGCTCACGAATCGTGTCGTGATCCGTTTTGTTTTCTACAGGGGCTGCTTCCTGCTTTTTGATTCTGGCCATCTAAATCTCCTTTGGGTTGATTTAGGCCTAGCTCAGATCGCCTCACACGCAGGGATATTTAGTCGAGTATATTAGTCTGCTGTTCTAAACTGAGTTCTTGATCTTCCAATTCACGGATCTTGTCTGTGATTTGATCTATCAGTCCTAGATTGCGCAGGATCTTAAACACCACATTTTCCACCGAGTATTCCCCAGCACGATCAAGCCCAGCTCGGCGCATGGTAGTAATCTTGTCTTTGACGGTTCTCAGCTTGTCGAGATCTTTTGACAGCAGAGCCTGTTCTATCTGCGAGAGCATGCTGTCTTTTTTAGCTTCCACTGCTTGATCGTCTAGATCAGGTTCTGTCTTCTGAGGCTTGAGAATCCATGTGTTATTGACCACGCTGTAGACACCTGTGCTGTGATGTGTTTCTGATTCACCTTGCACATAACATTCCACAGGCAGGCCTTTGACAGTGATATCATGGTATTCTGCCCACAGTGCCTTTTTTGCTGAAAACAGCTCTCTTTGTGCATCTGAGACTTCACCTTCAATGATCACATGTAGATCAAGGTCGCTGTATTTGCTCCAGGTATAATTGGCATTTGATCCAGTTATGGTGTAGTCTTTGACATCTAGATCTACACCCACAAAATCCACAAATGCACGAGCAATCTGCAAGAGTTTAAGACGAACTTCACCGTCCAGTCTCCCGCCTTGCCATAGCTTGGGATTCAGCTCTGAGTTTACCGTGACAAAATCTGTTTGGGAAAATTCTCGCAGTCGCATATCAAACTCCGTAGCGATTACGTTTAACCACAGCTACTGTGCTCTGTGTATTAACATTGTTTGTTTCTTCTGAGCCTTTACCAGTGACTTCTTGACTAGGTGCACCCATTAGTTTTTCGGCGCTGCGTCGAATTGCTGCGTCGCCTTCTGAATAGTCCACCGTGATAAAGTTACTGCCTAGAGGACCTTCCTGATCCATCGTGGATCCTGGACTGCCAGCCATAGCCACACCCATTCTATAGGCTAGATAGGGATTATTATTGTTGTCTAGATATGTGTTTTTACGGAGACTGCTGATACTAGCCTTAGCACTTTTACGTAAGGGTTTTGTAGTCTCATTGATAAACTCTTTTGCTCGCATCCATTATTTAGCCCACATTAAGTGATAAGCTAATAGTGTTTGCTGATCGTAGAATTCTGCTACGAGCTTGAAATCGTCGTTGAGTTTATCTACAACTAACTGACATTTTTCTTTGGGCTGTTTATTGATCCAATTTATTAGATCTACTCCTACAGTTTTATGTACTTTGGGCCAGTCTACTTCTATTATATCTTTACCGTTGCGTGTGTGCCAATGATAAAGTTCAAACCTACTACTCTTCATCTGTGTTCATGCTGTTTAATATTTCACGTAGTTTGGTGCTTTCTACCTGTGCTCGCACCTTGGGTTTATCTAGGCTGAATCCGTCTTTGGGTTCAGCACGTTCCCAACTAGGTTTGCTGTCACCGGGCTCTTCACGTGAAGTAAGTTCGGTCTTGCGTTTGATCTGTTCAATAATGCTGGATCCACCGCGTCCTGCGCCGTTGTGACTTTCTTGTTCATCTTCTGGAAGATCACTGATTCGCAGACTTTCAAGATTAAACTCTAGATCAATCTTCATGCCCACGCCACTCGATGAGCGTGTCTTCATTAACTGTATTTGATAACGACCACGCTCACGCATGGCACGGCTTGTAAAGATACCAAACACGTTATCCGCAGTTTGAATCTTTGACAAACCGCCTGAAATGTGACTGTGATCAAATTCAACTTCTTCAACAGCGCCTCGATTCAACTGTGCCGCGGTGACAAATACACAGTTCTTTTCTACTGCTAGGTTACGAAGTTCTTCTGACACATACTTGTCTTTGATAAACAAGTCTGCTGGACTAATTTTCTTGCTCACTGGCATCAACAAGTCCAAATAATCAACCAACAGCACATCGACTTTCTTGCCTACTTTGATTTCATATTCTTTCAAATATGCACGAATGTCGTTGGCAGTCTTGCCGCTAGGCATGTATTTGATCTGCAACATACCTGACTTCTTGCCAATCATTTTAACTTTCATTTCAACATCATCTAGCTCTTTGAAAATATCCTTGGTTGACGTTCCGGTGATCATTGCATCAATACGCATACTAACTAGTGCTTCTGAAAGTTCAAGAGTTAGGTATACCACATTTAATCCTGCCAATGCCCAGTTCACGCCTAGATTAGCCAAGAATAAGGATTTACCTGCACCTGACCCGCCTGCAAAGATGTTCAACTCTCCTCGATTCATTCCGCCAAACAGTTTACGATCCATACAGGGCCATCCTGTGCTCACTTGACCGTTTTTGTCTTTGATGCCCATCAATCTTCCACGGGGATCAGCAAAATAGTCTGTGCCCATGTCTCGAGCAAGACCAATCTGCACAGCTTCTTTGATCAATACTTCTACTGCTCCGTAGTCATGTTTTTCTAATAAATCAGCACTTTCAATAATAGCACGTTCTAATGCCTTGTGTTGAGTGAACTTTTCGAATTCGTCCATGAACCAATCCATATGACCATCTTTGAGATCGTCGGGTCGTTTAAGTTCAGTTCTACAGGTGGCATTGACCATTTCATAGTCTGGCAATACATTATAGCCCTTGGCATATTCATTTATGAATTCTGCTGCATCTTGTAGTTTGCGATCAAACAGGCTGTGATCAAAAATACCTTGACATCGAACAAATACTTCTGCATCTGCCAGCATGAGTTCAAGATATAATTTTTGCACTTCGTAATCGTATGTTTTTATCATATATTATATTATACACTCTAGTTGAACACAGGTAAACCATGCAGTTGGGTCCAGCTTTCTGCATCAGCAGCATCATTAACCATAGGCTTGCCTTTGATGTTTAGGCTGGTATTCAACAACATAGGACAACCAGTCTTTGCATACCAAAGCTCTAACAAGGCGCGGAACTGAGGATTATCAGTCTTATTAACCGTCTGCACACGGCTGGTATTGTCTAGATGCACTATGGCCGGAAAAGACTCAGATTTCAAACAAGGCGAAATATATTGCATGTAAGTCGTTGATTCTGTTGGCATTTTAAAGTACTGATTTGCGAATTCTTCTAATATTGCAGGAGCGAAGGGTCTGAACTGCTCACGATGCTTTATCTGGTTAATTGCGACCTTGATTTCCGAACCACGTGGATCGGCTATCAAACTGCGGTTACCCAACGCTCTGGGCCCAAACTCTGCAGGGCCTCGAGCAAGACCACACATCTTGTATTCGAGTAAATGTGTCACGATATCTTCGTTGCTGGAGATATACCCCATGTCATATCCCAAATACGGACCAGTCCATTCTATGTGTTTTTTCTTATGTGCCAATACTGCACCAATACTGCTGCCACTGTCGCCGGGTGCAGGCATGATCCAAACTCGATCAAAATATTTGTAGGCTATGGGATTAGCTGCACAGTTTAGAGCGCAACCGCCCATCAACACTAGATTTCTACTTGAACTAGATCTTACGGCCTGCTGCAACGCTCTCTCAAATGCCATTTCATACACAGCTTGTGTGGCTGCTGCTATATCGTAAAAATCTTGCTGTGTTGTTAATTCAGGTCGCCACCATGTGCATCCACGATGTAGATTTTGTTTGATCCTGTAAACATGCTCATAATCGTCATTGGGTAAACTAACAAAATCATCTAGTAGATCTCTGAGAAATCTTTTTGGATTTCCCAATGCTGCCATGCCCATTAAGATATATTCTTCTTCGTTGGGTTTTAGTCCGCAGCGTTGTGTCATTGCGGAATAAAACAATCCTAGACTATTTGGATATTCTAGACTATACCGTTTATGTAAGTTATTACCAACAGCATCCCATTGTGTTAGGCATTCAAATTCACCAATGGCATCGATTACTAGCACACAGGCATTGTCAAATTCGCTGGTATAATATCCTGCGGCGGCATGTGTTTGATGATGTCCAAAAGTTTTGATTGGTGCTCGAATGTTAAACTTTCTAAGATAATCTTTTACATTATTATTCTGCCATCCTTGCCCGGCAGTGAGCTGTCTTAGGGTTTTTAACCAAGGACGTTCATACCAACACACAAGATCAGGCTCGCCAAACGTTCGTGCATGATCTACTAGTTTTTGATCTAGATCGGCATCGTTTTTTATTCCGCTGAATCTTTCGCTTTCACTAGCGAAAATCAATTTGTCGTCTTCAAACACTGCTAATGCAGCGTTGTGACTAGCGGCAGAAATTCCCCAGGTAATCATTTGTAGATAAAAGGATCACGTTTACGTAGCTCTTTTAATCTACGTTTGAATCTTCGGTGTTCTTGATATCTGTTCCAAGGGTAGAGCAGAAAATCTATAATTTTTTTAAACATTTTCTAACCTTTCTAATTTATGTTCTTGTTGTTTCTTGGCCATGTTAATTTTAATCTGTCCTTGTTGTGCTGTTTTTATTGCATCTACAAGCACAAATAACTTCCCATAACGATATACTGCATCTGCTACATCTTTGACATCGGCATCCCAATTTGGTATAGCCACTGACCAACCAAGTTCTGCTGCACGATCATACAACACCAATCCTGCTCGATCTTGGTCTGGGATCACAATAACTTCTGCACCTAGACTGTTAATTATTCTACTTTGTTGTTCGGCAATCTCGTTGGTAAGAAGGGCTACACCGTCAATGGCCAAGGCATCAAACGGGCCTTCACACACAAATATATACTTCTGATTTTCTTTTTGTTGATCAAAATTGAAAACAAAATGAGGATGCTGATCTGATAGATATTTAGGTTTTCCGGCAGTTACTTTTCTTGCAGTATTACCTACAATACGTCCTTGCCACCTAAAGGGAATAATTACTCTATCAACATATCCTGGTGCGGGACTCCAGTAGAAGTTTTCGCTAGTGGGATCGTATCCTCTACTAACTACATATTCAACAACTTCTACTAACTTTTGCTCTTCTTCAGTAGTTAATTTAGCATCTAGCCATTCTAACAAAGGCATTGCACCCTCTGGTAATTGTTTGTCTGTGAATTCTAGCTTGATTTCCTGGTGTTCTGGGCGGTAATCATCGCCTTCTGTTCTCATGGCTTCGAACACTAGTTCTTTAATAGTGTCTTCGCTGGCGCCTAACCATCTGCACAGCGTTTTCATCTTTTCGCCTATGGTGCTACCAGGTTGCCACCCTGTGGTAAATTTGCAATTGAAACAGTTATAGATTACACCATCACCGTCAAATCTTATGCCGGCACGTTTGCGAGTATCAGGACTATGCCCTCGATGTTGACAGCAGGGTGCATTGAATGATGTCCATCCTGATGGGCTCGATTTAGCACGAGGTGGGAGCAGTGTTCGAAATTTATCAACGACAAGAGTCATACTACAAGTATACTATCTATACAGTATCTTGTCAATGGTTCCAACAGGAATATTAGAGTCATTTAACACAAATGTTTTGACTCCATTATATGAAAGGCCGGTATATGTAAATCCAGTAATGCCGCCGTCTGCATTAACAGCAGAAACCGTGATAGTGAGATCATTGGTTCCCAATTCTCCACCCAATTTATTACCTGTGATGACAATAATATCACCTACATCATAACCTTTGCCAATCTCACCAATAGTAACATTATATGTTAGTAGAAGAGTTTGAGCTATGGTAAATCTTGCGACGCTGGAAATTTCGCCTGGAGTGTGTTTGATTCTAAACCAATTATACTTGCCTGTGACGTTTTTATACTGTTCGGTATCAAGATCCACGGTAGACACTGTGATCCATTTAGTCTCTCTTGGTGTGGCTCCTTGATCGTCTAAACTGGCCTGTATCTCTACTGTGCCTTTGTAATTAGTAGAGTAAAATTGAAATGTGTGAATAGGATAGGCTGGCGATGTTTTAGGACGAGCATCTATAATAGCACTGGTGTAAAATGGTTGAGGATCAGTGGCACCTTGAGTGAAAGGATTGGTATAATTAAATGTGTCTACTATTACACTGTCTGCTACCCCGCCGTATACATCGCCAGTGATTTCTAAGGTGCCTATAGTATCATATTGGCTGTCCATATATAAAGGCATTTTAGAATTTACTATATAGTCTGTGCTGTCTACTGTAGATCGAACTTCTTTGACTATGCTGTAGTTATAGAATCCTGTATTAAGATCCAGCAGTTCGTCGGCAGTAACAATCACAGTGACCTTGCCGGTAGCAAGATCCATAGCAGTGAAGTCTTTTTGTAGCACTAAATCTTTAGTGTCTTGACTGACGAGATTAAATACCAAAGTGCTGCCCGCAATGTTGCTGGCCTTTTGATCACTATTACGAACTTGGATGTCAATGCGATTATCAACACCTCGAAATATTTTTAGATTTCTGTTATACACTCTGCGATACCTCTCAGTTGACCAAGTGTCCGCCGGGGTGGTAAATACATCGAGTTTGTTGACATATAAATAAACAGGATTAAATTGCATACACTAACGGACCTTTAGCAGTATTTATCGAATGAGAATAACAACTAACCTACAAGAAAATTTTCCCTTTATCAGTGTTATAGTGCATGTTAACCATGAATATGTGGGCATCATTATTAACCAAGATGCTCAAGTCACTAGTATGTATGACTATTCTATGATAAAAACAGACGAGGAAAAACAGCGATTTCTAGAACTAGGCGAAGCCTGGTGGTGGGAGTCGAACAGGCAAATTCCTATCAACATTTTCTTGGCCAGAGAAATCATTGAATTTCGATACGTAATTAGAAATTTTTCAACTAAAGATGTCAAACTCATGCACGGTCCCTGCACTAGTTTAAATGACATTATTGTCAAACGAATCAAGCGTAAGTCGATTACTCTAGTTAGAAAGATCGGTTAACTTGTTTTTCTAATAATTTTTTTATATCGGGATTCTTTTTCCAAGGACCTGTTAGAGACCAAATCTTAGAATCTTGCTTTTTAGTTACAAAATTTTCTAAATTGCACAAATTAAAAAAATCGTGTTCTTGAGTTATTAGTTCCGACATGCAGACCTGATCTAATCCATACATATTCGCTCTTTGCAGTTTTTCCATATTTTCGGTAATAGTTTCAAACGGAATATGTTGAATTTTTTCGTTGTATAAATTTACAATATTTTTTATAAAGTTTTTTCTTTTGTCAGTAACATAAAGAAAATTAGCTCCGGTTTTCTTCCACAAAGTATCATACTGTGGATAATATAGAATACCCAACTCTACGCTATTGTCAAAATTTATTCTTTCATTAAAAATAATATCTGCGTCTACTATGTATGCTTTAGAAATTAAATTTTGTTCGAACAATAGATTAGAAATAAAATATCTCGAACAAAAATAATAACTTTTTAGTTTATAAAAATTAATATTTGTAGTTGTTAACTTCTCTTTACTAATTGAAAGATCGATTGATAATTTTAAATTTTTAATTTGCTCAAGTAGTAAATCGGAAGGATTTATTAAATGTAAATGAACGTCGTGACCGTGATTGTCGCAAGAAAATAAATTATAAATTCCATAATTTATAAAATAATTCTCATCACATTGAAAAATTACTTTTTCTCTACCGTTTGGTCTAGAAATTAATTCTACATCTTGAAAAAACATTAACTATACCCGTAACTGATCTGCTCACAGATCAAATTCATCTGCACCACAATAGCTACAGCATAGGCAGTGGCATGCGATTGTTTGAAGAAATATTCTTCATTGTCGGGTTTCGTCCAAACTTCCGTCATCACCGTGGTCCATTCTTTCCCAATCAGATAACGTTTCGCTGGTCGGATCATCGCTAAAACGGCTGCTAGTTGTTCGATAGATTTTGGTTCCATCTTTCTTAGTATAGATCCATGACCGTTCACATGAAACAGATTCTGGATAAACTCTTCGTCTTGTAGTAGATCCCATAATGGCTCAGTCTCCATGAGTTGAATAAGGTGCGCCTCATCTCGAACACCTTTGTAAATGCCAACATTTAAAAAATCAATCTTGAAATATTCTTCGGCTGCTGCATGATCGTATGGTATACTGCACACAGCTTTCTCAGCATTCATTGGAACACTATGTAAATACACACCGGTGTTGTGTTTGGTCAGAGTTTCGTTGTCAACACGGCTGGCTGGCACATGCTTGAATAACTTTAGAGCATGGGCTCTGTCTACAAAGTCTATGTCGATATCAGGCATTGTTTTTGATCTCTGCGGGTGGAGTCCATGTAGCATAGTCTATCTTCTTCCACTGTCTAGGCCCGGGTGTGGTGTAAGGAGTATATATCTCGCCAGTCTCTCTATCAACCAACAACCATTTCTCTGGGCATTTAGTTGTAATTGTTAATTCTACTGCCGTATTGTATTCTTGAACTGTGGTTCCGTCTATGAGTTGTCTTGACATTACTGCATCCTTGTTGTTTCGAATAGCAACAACGGAAGTGTCTCTGCTAAAAATGCTGCATATTCTTCTGCAGATTCTTCATCTGCAAAGTTTGAAAATTTAACATATACACAGTGTTCACTATCTTCTTCTGTAGTCATTACTTCTATATCTATGTCATCACTAGAAATTAATTCTTGTTTGTTTTCTTCAGTCACAGTATTTTGGCCTCCTTGATGACATCTTTTACTAATTCATGATCTGCTGGCAGAGCTTTAAATCTACGCAACCAAAACTGAGGATCTATCATAGGCCCGATGATTTCTAATTGTTCATCGTTCATGCGGGTCAACATTTCTTTGCCTGATCGAGTATTCAATATCATCCAAGGACTTACTAATCCTTCTTTGATATCATGAGTGGCTCTGTTTAGATTTACATAGGCAAAATAATGTTCCCATGCTGCAGAGTTTGATTCCGCCCATGACATCATGGTCATGATACTGCGTTGTATGGCACCATCAGCAGGCTCTACTTTGATTAAATCTGCGATATAGCTTTGATACAATTCATCTCTGCACCAATGATCTAGTTTAACTCCGCTCTTGACCACGTAGTCTACAAATCGCTCAGGATATATAGGCGCTGTATTAACCAAGAAACTGCCAAATTTCACAAAGGCTGTATAGAAACTAGAAGTGGCAAACTCTTCAAAGGTCTTGGGCTGTTGTGCTTTTTGTGTGAGCTGATAGAATCTTTGGAATGTCAACAATCCCATTAGCACATGTTTTTCATTGCGGCTAAGATGGCGACGCTTTTGTTCACAAATATGCACTACCAAAGTTTTTTCTTTGGCAAATAATTTATTGCAATGTTCGCACTTAAAATTTAATTGCATTGACTTCTTTTTTGTCCCATCCAAGGGTTTGACAATAGTCTTTGATTTCTCGATCTGTAGTGATGGCTGCAAGTGTAGCAATGTCTGCCCTTTTCATAGTTGGAAATATCGTGGCAAGAAATTCTTCTTTCCTGTTCTTTTCTTTTTTCAGAGGAATCCATTCATGAAACTGTTTGGCTTTAGATTCGTGACTGCAAGCCACTAATGTCAGCCATTGCAGTTTAGGGTGTTGGCTAATGTTGGCCCAGTTTTTGTTGTAGTATTGATTTACAGTGAGCAGATAGTGTTCTTGTATTTCTCTATCAGAGCCCGATACACTGCTGATATATCTGTTGAGATTCCACAGATCTCCTTTGATTTCTTTTCGGCCTTCTTCTGTGGCAGCGTCCCAGAGTTCTTTGATTCCCTGATCAACACAGGGTATGATATCTTTGAATAGATCTACGTGTTTATTTTTGGCCATGGTCTTTGCTCAAGTGATACAATATTTTAACACGTTCTAGGGCTTCTTGTAAAGTGGGATTCGTCCGAGATTCTCTTAAAATATCTTTCCAAGTATTTTCTAACTCATAATTGATGGTTATATTTTCGTTAAATGGGTCGATATATTTTCCAATCATCGTTCGTTCTAATTTACCAACTTCTCTGGCATAGATTTCTTCGCCGTTGCGTTCGTAGATATATGTAGCACTTGGTGTTAATTTTCCCATTTTATTTCCTAATCTATAAATTTTAACACAAATTTCGAACCCTGCTAACCTTTTTATACCTGCGAATTATAAAAATTTAATAAGTTTACATACTGTTCGTTTTCATGTTTTCTAGATCCTTTAGCAGTCCATATCATTCGTTCGGGGGTCATTTTTGTACCGGTCCATTCAGAACTTAATCGAGGTATTGATTTTTCTATCATCATAGCATCTAATATATCTTGATCTAAAAACCAATAAATGTTTCCTTGTTTGAAACTTTCTTGTAATCTAGTGCTATAAGTATTTCTAAAATCATCATCTCCAAACGATATTGCACTGGCTAACGATTTGCCACCTTTTCTAATAGTAATTTTACTAATGTTAGTTGCCTCTAAAAATTTAATTAATGGAATTGTTTTATTGGCAATCACATCACAATCAAAACTTATAATTTTTGCAGCTGGATCAAATATTTCCGGAATTCGTATAAATCGAATGCAGGCACATAGGGTATTAAATTCTTTATCATCAACATCTAGTAATTCGTTGGTGTAACTTATATTTTTTTGAGAACACCATTCTAGTTGTTTGTCTGTTGGATTATACAAGTGAACATGAACTTTTGCCCACGGCGCATGTTGTAGTAAACTTAAGGCCAGTGCTTTACCATATAGATCAAAATATTTTGAATCTGCCGCAAAATAAAAAAAGTTACCCGTTAATCGAGCCGGTATATTCAAAGAAGGAAGAATCATAGATTTTTTAATTCAATAAGCATTTGATCGTAATCGGAAATATTAAACTCTAATAATTTACGTGTGTCAATTAAGATTTTGTTTACGGGCTTTGGACCTTGTGTTTGTATAATGGTTTTGTTAAGAGCAAATATATCGTTTATTTTACACAACAAGTCATATTTGTTAATCTTATTATCATTGTTAACAAGATGATACACTCCCGTAATTACCGGAGTTTGCATGTATTGATCAATGCATTTTGCCAACTGTAAGGTAGTGATGCCGTTCCACCAAGCATTGTTCCATCCTTGCAATTCACTTGCAGAATTATTGACAATCCAATTAAAGAGTCCTGTGCCATTTGATTTTATTTCAGGTCCGATGATACTCATTCTAAAAGTAACGTCTTTATCGTTGTTAATTTCACCTAGAGATTTCGACTTGCCATACAAGTTAGTTTCGGTGTGTGTATCTAATTCAACATAGTTTCCTTTCTTGCCATCAAACACACAATCAGTTGATAAGTGAACCACTCGTGTTTTGCTTTTTAAAAAGGTATGTTCTAAAAAGTGTGGAAACCAACCATTGATCAATGCAGCACGATCCGGACGATCGTTACTATCTTTAACTAACAATCCCACACAATTGATCACAAAGTCAAAAATATTTGTAACTTCACCGAGGCGTTGTATTTCTGCAAAATTCTCAACATCTATAATAAGATCTGCATTAGATCTTGCCAGTGTGCTTACATCGTGGCCTTGTTGTTTGAGATATCGAGTGATAACATGACCGGCCATACCGTTACTGCCAACTACTAAGATTTTCATATAAAATTGCCTTTCTTAAGCATTTCTTTAATGGCATTGCGTTGCATAATAAATGTTTTAGAACTAAACTCTTCTTCTGAAAACTTCTCTAAGCTGCTATACTTGTCTATTAATGTTTGTTTAGGATTAAATGGTAGTATCACAAAATATGCATCGTCATATTTGTATGACATTACTGCTTCGTGTTTTGATATCAGCATCTCATCTAATTTTTCACCGGGTTTACTCCCCATCTCTGTAATTTCTGCATCGCCGTAGACATCTATCAAAATGTCTGCGATATCTTTGATGTATGCCGCTGGCATATTCATTACAAATGTTTCACCACCTATACTTTCTTCGGCAGCTTTAAATAGTAAACCAATAGCTTCTTCGAGTGTTAAGAAGAATCGAGTCATTCTTAGATCAGTGATAGTAACCGGTCCACCGTTACGGATCTGTTCTATAAAGTATGGAATAACACTGCCATTAGATCCCATAACATTGCCTCCACGTACACAGACAAATCTAGTATGATCGGTTAGATCGTTGGCTTGAATAATCAACTTTTCACCCACAGCTTTAGTCATTCCGTATAAGTTCAATGGCTCAACTGCCTTGTCGGTGGATACATCGATGACTTTTTTAACACGATTTTCAATCGCAGCATTAACAACATTTGTTGTACCTATTACATTTGTTTTAATAGCTTCCTGAGGTTGATCTTCGCAGATAGGTACGTGTTTAAGAGCAGCCATGTGAAAAATATAATCAACATTCTTAGTAGCAAACTTAACTGCTTCGTAGTCTCTAACATCTCCTATGATGTATTTGATATTGAGATTTTTAAACTTACGTTGCATTAATACCTGCTGAAGTTCACCTCTTGAAAAAATAATAATTTCTTTAGGGTTGTGTTTTTCAAGCATTAATCGAGTCAGTGTTTGCCCCCACGAGCCAGTGCCGCCTGTAATTAAAATTCGTGCGTTGTCAAAAATACTATCATTCATATTTTACTCCGATGTCATCTGGGTTGTGGAATAATGCTCTATGTTTGTTATCCAAAGATTCCACTTCCTCTGCAGGTCTTGTATTTGTATAGTAATACAAAATTAATGATCTACGACTTCTATCTTCGGGGCATTTTAACGGAGTAGGATGACCGTGAAAACTAAAATCGTCAGTTCTAAATACAACCAGTCTGTTAAGTAATGGACTAATTTTATCAACGCATACTCCTGGTTTGTTGTCGGGGGTTCTAGACCACATTTCTAAATGGCCTCCCCATTCTTCTTGCCAATTATCGTTTAAGTATAGGATAACATTTAATCTTCTGTGTACTCCCATTAGATCGTGCCAGTTGCCGTCTGCGTGTACTGCTAGTGTGCCGCCTGTATTGATCTGGTTAAATCCGCCGCCTGTTAGATAGGGATCAGGAATAAGCCCATTAATTCCAGTTAGCTTAGATAAGAATCTTAAAAATGTTCCACCATTTAAAAAATTAATTAAATCCAATGTGTTAGCAGGAACATCACTATCGTCTTTCCAATCACTACGCCATTTAATTTGAATCTTATCGTGATTACGCTTGTCCCAACTTTCAAAATTTTCATTGTTGAAGTCAGTTAGTGTTTCATTAATAACTTTTTCTGTAAAAAAATCATCTATAGCAATATAGTTAAACGGTTGCTTAGATTGAAATTCGTTAGAAAGATCTTCTAGATCAAATTTGTCAAATTCTACATATTTCTTTTTCATCAATTGTCCTTAGTTCGACAGTAGTATGTTAACAACTACGTCTGATACATTATTTTGATTGTACTCTTCAGGTATTTTCCAGTTCCTGTCAGCTGACTTCATTCTGTTAAAGCAGGCAACAATATTTTCTTTATCCAAGCCGCTAATTACGTTAGAGCCGCACCAAACTGTTTCTGGTCTTTCTGTTGTATCTCTAATGGTAATTGTTGGTATACCGAATAAACACATTTCTTCTTGAACCGTTCCTGAATCGCTAATTGCCATATGTGCATTTTTTTCTAAGTTGACAAAATCAAAAAACCCCAAAGGTTCCGTTATTATAATGTTTGGATTATCAACTAAAATATTAAACTTTGCTAATTTTTGTTTGGTTCTAGGATGACAACTAAACACTATCTTATATTCTTTAGATATTTCTTCAAAACTTTCAAAAATATTAATCAACCGATCGTTAACATCAACATTTTCTGCTCGATGCGCTGTGGCTATAATGTAGTTATTTTTTTCAAGATTAAGTGCTGATAATATAGGAGAACTGTCTATTTCATTTGCATAAAAATCTATTACTTCTTTAATTGGATTCCCCGTGACAAATACTTTGTTGTTTGCAGCACCTTCACGCAATAAATTTTGACGGCTTAACTCAGTATAAGGTAAATTTATACTAGACACGGCATCAATAATTTTTCTATTCTTTTCTTCAGGAACTTTAAGATCATAACAACGATTGCCAGCTTCCATATGATAGACCGGAATGCCTAATCTTTCACATATAATTGCTGCTAGGCCTGAATTGGTGTCGCCCAATATCAAAACTTTATCAGGCTTAAATTCGTTTACAAATTTTTCAACACCTACAAATGTATTACCAATTTGTTCTGCAAAGGATACAGATTTATTGTCAATTACATAATCTGGGTTTCTTAAACTCAATTCTTTGAAGAATACATCATTTAAATTTTTATCATAATTTTGACCGGTATGCAATATTTTATGATCAACAATGTTATCAAGTTTAGGAATAATTCTAGATAGTCTTATAATCTCAGGTCTTGTTCCTAAAATTGTTAGAACCTTAGTCATTTGGAAATACCCCAACAAAATAATGGCAAAGACTAGGTAAGTCTAATGGTGTCCAGTCTGTAAAATCTTCTTTATGCCAAAGACTTTTATGTATGTCAAAAGTATTACCATAGCACCATAATCTTGGATCATTTACATTTTTATGATTATCATCCCAAATTTCTTCTAACGGAGTCAATAATACAATTTTTTTAGTGGTAAGAGTTTTCACAGAATCTAAAAGACGAATGCCTGCATCTTTATCAAGGTGTTCGATAAAATCTATCATTAAAACATAATCAAATTTCTCACCGCCTAATAAGGTGTTTAGATCAACAGTTTCTAGGTCTGCTACAAAATCTGGATTCACTGACTCCCATGCATCAATTGTGATAATTTTGCTACATCTGTCTTTAAATGGATCTGAATATAATTTCGGACCGCATCCGAGATCTAAAATAGAATCTCCTTCTTTAACAACGGAGTGTAGATATCTCATTAGCTCGTCGTTCGATGAAGCTCGTTTTCCGTTTATATTGTGTTTCATTTAATATTGTCCTTATTATTAGCTCTAATAGTGGGGGGAACAGATGCTTGCAATTTGGCAAGTAATTGTTGATTATTAACAGTTGCTGGCGGCGCCAGCGGGTTATTATACATTTTAGGGTGCCATTGATGTATAACATACGGTGCTTCAACAAACGTTACATTTAATTTTTTATTTTTAATTCTTTGTAAAAATTCGTCGTCATCATAACTATGACCGAAAGCAAATTCTTCGTCAAAACCATTTAATTCACACAAGTTCTTCCTAGTAATTGCCGAGGTATAGTGATATCCCACTGGATGGTGAACACTATGATTAACCCATTTTGTTTTACTAGATTTTGTTCCGCCTACATCTATTGTACCGCCTTGATGTAGAATTCTTACATCGCCTTTGTTACATGCCCAGCAATGAAAGGTTAGATAATTGTCATCAGTTAATGTTTGATTCACATATGAGATTACATCGCCTTGATGACAGCACTCTGGATTTTGAATAATAATTTTGTCACCAGAACTTTCACGGAATCCAACATTATACGGCACACAGGGATTAAACCAAGTCTTAGATCCTCGATCTGACATTTTAATTATTTTAATATTCAGCGACGGAAATTCACTAGGAACAGTATCTAAACTGTTTTCTAAATTGCTAAAATCATCTACAATTATTACTTCAAAGTCTTTTTCCCGACTTTGAATAAATGTTTTTAGAGTATGTCTTAATAATTCTAATCGATTATAATATGCCATTACTATTGATATCATGATAGTTTTACCTCAGCCATTATATATTTGTTTCGTTGATTAATCACATTAACAATTTCTACGCCGTCTTCTTGCTCGGGCATATTAGTCTTTTTGTATATCACTCGCAAATCCATTATAATTCTCGTATTTGCATGTGAATGTTTTAATATCAAATCTTTATAAGTGTTTACAGGATAGTGAAAACCACAAGACACCCACGACGTAATCAAATCAAATTTAACATCTTCTGGAATATTAATATTATTGCAATCAATTAAATGATATTTTTTAGTGCCTAATTTTTTTAATTCTGCGTCTACCTCTGACAATGGATGATAGAATAAGAAATCGTTAGCTGTCTTATTATATTTTCCAGTTGATGCTTCGGGAGATTTAGAGTCGTTATCTTTAGTATCGCCGTCTAACAACCACAGCTCGGAATTATATTTTTCATTGAACATTCTCGATTCCCAAGCAAGCCCGCAGCCAATATCTAAAATCTTCATTGGTGCGCTGCCTAAGAATTTATCTAGAATTTCAAAATTTTCTTTCTTGTGGCTTTGATATAATTCTGTTTCCCAGAGCCCGCCACTGCCTAACCACTGTTTTGTCATTTTGAATACCCCACAGTTTCACGCTCAATGTCATCGTGATCAAATTCTGCCCAATATAATTCAAATGCTACACAGTCTGTGACTGCTTCAAATTGATGATATTCGCCCGGAGCAACCTTTGTATATTCGCCTGCCTTTAACAAAGTTTCGTCTACGAGATCATAATTGCCTTTCCATACACGAATAATCATTTCACCGGACTCGACAAAGAATCCATTCCACTTGTATTTGTGTTTATGCTTAGAACATACTCCACCGGCGTTGGCTTCAATACGATGAAATTCTAATACACCGTTGGCTTCTAACAATTCTGTCTGTCCCCATACTTTTCCTGCTTTCATGCTATCTCCTTAATGTGTGTATTTAATCAGATCAATTTATGTAATTGCAAAACTTCGCTTTGTCTTGAAACTTCTTTGACAAAGAACACGCAAGGTGGATTGACCTCCTCGCTGAGCGGCACAGTTAATAATTGTCCGTTTTTCATCTTAGGAAAATACCAACGCACATCCTGATAGATATTAACAATTTCTATAGGCATATATTCTGCTCTAAAGCCTTTGATCGGATTAAACACTAGTGCGTCAAATCCACGCTCATTGATACTAGTCAACGGTAACACTTCGGGATCAAGCCCACAATCTTTGTCACCTACTACCATGCACCAATCCAAAGGCATTTGCACTTCATAGCCTCCTATGTTCAGCACTATAGCCGGTGAATTAAACGATTCTAAAAATATCAAAGGCATGAAATAAAAATCTGGATCCTGTGGATTTGAATTATCCAGCACCGAAAATCTTGTATCTTCGTCTACTTGATCCGGCAATTCGTTTAGATCAAATGCTTCATTGTTTAGTGTGAGTATTCTCATTTTAATTTTCCTAGTATTACGTTTCGGTGATCAGCATCCCATGCTAAAATGTCATAGTTAAAATTGATCTTACAGAAATCAATTGCTCTAGTATCACTGTTTTCTTGTTCTACAACCAACAGAGGATTGTATTTTTTAATGGTGTTAACTGCACCTTGTAAAACATTTAATTCGTATCCGTCTACATCAATTTTAATATAATCAATATCTGAAAAATTAAATTCATCTATAGTGTATAGCTGTTCATCATACCACTTTTCTTGCGGTACTTTTCCAGCAGTTATACTTCCACCACCGCTTACCTTTATAATTTTATGTTCTTCACCCAACGCACATTTAAAATGTGTAATTTTAGATAGGTCAACATTTTTATGAAATAATTTTCTTCTTCGATAATCAAAACAAAAAACATGATTAAAATCTTTGTGAAGATATCTTGTATATTCGCCGTCTCTACAACCAACATCTATAGCATTTCTTTTTTCTGTAATAAAAGGAAGACTAGCTACCCACGTTTTTTTACAATGGTGATTAGGGAATTCTTGTGTGCCATCTGGGCTAAAGAAAAAATCAGTATCGTAAAAATCCCAGTTAAATGTGTTTTCAGAAAACTGAGTAGGTTCAAGAGGATGTATCATATATTAACCTTGGTAATGGTAAAGGGGTATTTGGCCTCTTTATAAAACTTTTTTCTTTCTGTTAGGTGCCGCTTGGCATATTTGCAGGTGCTGGTAATATCCCAGATCTCTACGTGATCTTTGTCTTCTGCTTTTCTAATGCCTCGCCCAATGCTTTGTATAACACGGACAAAGCTCTTTCCGGGTTCAAGAAGAACCAAATTAAAAATACGTGGAATATTAATACCCACAGCGGCCACACCATAAGTCGCCAAAATAATCTTGCCATCACTTGTTTTAATTTCATCATATTCTTCCTTGCGATCATCGAGTTTCATACCGCCGCTGACAAACACTGCCTCTGGTATTAAGTCAATTAATTTTTTTCCTGTATCGATTCTGTTAATTAACACCAGAGTATTACCGGTAGCAGATAACGCAGTGATCTTACCGGCGATCCATTGTAGCCGATTATCGTCTGTGACAAGAAATGAGTATTCGTCCTGGAATGAATTAAACACCTGCACATCTGTGGTCTGTAACACATTGATATTCAATTGTGCTAACACACCTTTTTCCTGTAAATCATACGCAGATACTTGATTTATCACAGGACCTATACTGGCCAATATACCTTGAAACTCCCACTGTTCTTTAGGCACAGTTCCGGTGAGTCCCCAGCGTATGGCACAGTTACGAAAGTTTTGTGTCAGTAGTTTGGTCAATACTTCTGCCTTGGCTTGATGCACTTCGTCAACAATGATCGCGCAGACTCCTTCACAGAATTCTGCCAATGTCATGGTGTCGTTGTCATAGCTTTTCTTGTCTAACACATTCAAACTTTGCCAGGTGCATATGGTATGTGTCTTACCTAATTCTTTTCTATCTCCGAAGTAAACACCAACATCCAGGCCTAGGTTCTTGTAATCTTCTTCAGTTTGAACCACCAACGATTTATTAGGAACAACTACCATTGTGCGACCATAAGGTTCGCATAGATGGCTTAAAGTTGCTGTGGTAATTGTTTTTCCAGCACCAGTGGCTACTTCTTGCAAGGCCTGAGGATTCTCTAAAAACTTGTTGATTACCTCATACTGATAGTCTCTTAGAACAATAGGTTCTCCTGCCTGTTGATGTCCTTTGGGCCAGACTTTGCCTTTGTCGGCCCAGTAATTTTCATCGATAGCAGCAAATTTTAATTCCTGATGCGGTCTAAGATCTTCGACTTCGATGTCATAACCTTCATCATCAATTACTGCTAGAATCACATCAAGGTGTGCAAGATATCCACTGCCGCCAATGTTAAAATAAGTTTTAGTTCCGTCCCAACGTCCTAGTTTATAGGCCGGCATGTGTCGGGCATAAGGTAAATCGAACTTTAATTTATTGACAATTTTCCGTCGTGTTTCAACTCGTAGCCCTTCTACCTTGATGTTTACTTCGTCTTTGATTGTTAACTTACAGTTCAACAATTTTTTGTCCTTTGGTTTCTGTTGGTCTAGTATCACCAAGATATATCACACAGGGATGACACATAAACCAATCCCGTGCCATGGTATTTGTTGGTGGGAAAATGTTATTTGTTACTACTAGTGTAACATCATTGCTTGTCTTAAACAACCACTTAGCCGGCTTTGATTCAAAAATTAATATCCTACCAGTTTCGACTTTGCCGCCAACTCCTGCAACCTTGATCCAGTCATTCAGCCCAGTAGTGGATTCTTTGTTTTCTCTAAAACACACCTTGATTTCTTCACGATCAACTCCACTTTTTTCAGCATCGGCTACAAAACTTTGCAGCCACGGCAATGTGGCGCTGCTTCGATCTAGCAATATACATATTTGTCCGGAAAAAGATTTAGATAACTCAAAAAAATCTTGATTGGTTTTCAACCAGAAGCTGTTTTCTTGGCTGGCTGCGATTTTTTCCACTAAAGTATGTGGTTTTTCTTGGTATAAAAACCCCATACTTTTAGCTAATAACAAATCTTTGCTGATGTTACTAGTTTTATTACTTTGCCACCACTCCGCTGTTTCGTCACTGGCGTTTTTCAATTGAACGCCATTTATATCAACTTCGCTGTAAGGTGTAGCATCCTCAGAATTTTGCCAAATTTCTTCTACATCCGACAACACGTTCATAAAAGTATCGTCAATTTCAAAATTATGCTTACAGACAAATTCATATAATGTGATTAAGTTATACTGATACAAATCTAAGCGTCTTACCTTATCATCGGGATCCCAAAAGCTGTAAGCGTAAAGAGTTTCTCGACGTTCAATCTCATCTTCAAATTCTTTTTTCAGCTGATACGGAAATTTTAGACAAATTTCCAGTTTGTTTTCACGCAGTTCTACATATATTTTTTTACTGAGATCCAACACTCTAAACGGCTTGCGCCATTTGAGATCTTGTAGTTGCGACCTATAATCAAAACCTGCCTGAGCAGATACAATCTTGTATTTTTCCAATAATTTTATGAGAAAATTCGCCTGATTTTTGGTCAGCTCACCGCTGTTGATAATTTTTTCATGAAAACTTGAGATGGGTGAAAAATCTTGACCTTGTATGGAGATTTTTTGTTGAGCAACAAGTTTATAAAACTCAACAAATATGTCTTCGGCAAATTCTGATGGTAACATTATTCAAGTATACAGCCTTGATTTCTGGTTGTCAACTGAATAATCTAGAAATTGGTATGCCTTGACGTATTTCGTCCACGGTCCACTCGGTGTGACATAGTTTTAAAAACCATTCAGTTCTGTCTGGCACATAGGGACTGTCTAATTCTGACCATTTGATGCTGAGATCTGCAGCTAGACTAGACGAATCACACATTATAGGAACACCATTTATGGCTGCTTGAATAGCTGGTCCGCTGTTATGGTTGATCACGCAATGATAATTGTAAAAAATATCAAAACTGTCATAGGTATCGGGTATAAGCACGGGTCTTTCTACCTCCACCCCAGATTGCTTGAACGGAAATGCTGACCGAGGATGATATCTCACACGGATTCTTCTATGAGTATGTTGTTTTATTTTTCCAATGGTGTCTGCTACCCAGTCTTTCATGGCAGGCATTCCTTGCCATTGTAGACTTTCTTGATGTTGGCAGGCTATTAATATTTCGCCACGACGTGTGGTGGCAATTGGCTGCAATTTAACACCTAATTTTTCAGGTCTAGTTGGATCGAGATTGATATCGTTGCCGAATCTGCCAAGATTGTTGATATGGTCGAGACTGATGCGCCAAGTTTCGCCTCTTTTCAGATTTCCTACTTCTATGATCATCACAGATTTGCCTGATTGTCGACACTGTTCGTAGATTGTTTTATTTGAACGCATTCTACCGGCCCATAGCACAGACCAAATCACAGACACGTCTTCGTTGTCATGCACAATGGTATGCCCTAGTTGTTTTAAACCTTGTTCTAGAGCGTCAAACACAGGAGGACTGTTTAACGCACCGTATTCTCGATATAATTTGAAGCGCATAATGTTGATAAATAATCTACGTAGTTAATACTGCCATATATTTATAGATCATGAATAAGATTAAAAAAAGACTGAGTAAATTGTCAAAAAACGCAGACAATGCGTTGGTAATTGGTGCCGCATTTGGTCAATTAGAACAACTGTTAGACTTATATTCAACAATTTTTGTTGTGAACGAAGACAACACAGAACTAAAAGCAAAAAATCTCATTTATAGACAAAGCATTGACAGATTAGATAGCATTGTAAATGTCAGGGCAGTATTTTTTGACATCAAACACATCTCTAAATTAGAAAGTCTGCAAACATTTTGGAAGAAAAATAATTCGTTGATATTCATTGAAGGCGGCGACGCTTTGCCTAGGGATCTATCAACGCCGTTATACGATTCAGGGTGGCGATGCACCAGTCTCCAAGGAGCATTTCACGTATGGGAAAAACAACAATGAAAATAGCAGTAGTAACAACCTTTCACGAAGACGGACTTAACAAATATGCACAGCGTATGATCAACACCTTCTGCGAGAACTGGCCTACTGAGGTCATACTTCATTTATATCCCGAAAAGTGCAACCCTGCGATCCGTGATCACAGTCGTGTCACACTGAAACGTCTAGAAGAAGTTGCAGAACTAATGACTTTTAAAAACACATGGAAAGATGTGCCTAAGGCCAACGGCGATGTGTCGGCGGATCCTGTGAGATCTCTAAGAAAAGATTCAGGCAAAGGATTCAAATGGCATGCTGTGAGATTTGCACATAAAGTTTATGCCATATTTGATTGTGTCAAAGAAACAGATGCGGATATTTTAATATGGATGGATGCAGATACTATTTGCCACAGTCCTATCACCATGACCGATCTATACAAGATGATTCCCACTGATAGTGAGCTGTGCTATCTGGGTCGAAGGGGCAAATATTCAGAGTGTGGTTTGTATGCAATGAATCTACGATCGCCTAACATTCAACTTTTTCTCAAAGAATTTCAAAGAGTCTATGATCAAGCCGAACAAGGAATTTTTCAGTTAGCTGAGTGGCATGACAGTTTTGTGTTTGATGCGGTACGAGTAAAATTTCCGCAGATGCGACAACTAGATTGGGCAGCACACTTGCATGACCTACGTCCAGCACCAGGAATGACGTCGGGCGAAGGACACCCATTAATTAATAGCCAATGGGGCGCATGGCTGGATCACCTCAAGGGTGGTAGAAAGAAATTAGGTCGTAGTAAACCTGAAGATCTAAAAGTTCAAAGAACAGAAGCGTATTGGCGTTAGAGATACTGTTTGAAAAATTGCCAAGCTTCTCCGGATCGAAGTTCATTAAAATTCCAATGGCACATAGATATCTGTTCAATCCATGATTTTCTCTCGGGCATCTCGGGATTTTCTAATCGACTTAAATCTGTATTCGCTACTTGGTAACTTTGACTACGCTGTGGATTATGATCTGTAAGAAATGCCGGAACTCCTTCAATAATACTAGCCACGCTTGGACTACTGTTGTATACTACTGTGGCCCATGCACCTCTTAAATCGTCGACTAATCTTTCATTAACACTTAATCGTACACCTTTGCCGTAAATTTTTAAAATTGATTTAATTTTTTTATCTCCGGGGTGTGTTCGAACAACAATCTGACGTTTTCTACTATGCTGTCTAATTTGTGCAATAGTTTGATCTAACCATGTCTGAACATCTAGCCCACCCATGCTCCACCCACCGTGTCGCTGTAGGCAAATCAATATGTGCTCTCCCTGTGTTCTCCAAGGCTGCAAACTTATGCGTAAATCGTGACTAATTTTTTGCCAACGTCCAGGATCGATATCTCGATCAAAGTAAAATCCAGTAGTAGGAAAAACTCCATCAAAACTGTATCTCAGATAGGTTTTGGTATTATTCGGATCAGCATATAAAAACAAATTGCTGTCTACGATTAAACTTCTCCGATTGTTTTCTTTCTGCAATGCAACGGCATCTTGTCTCAATTGAAGATGAGGAGCCGATTTACCATGTTCGTGAACAAACCCCTGTATCAATGCTACATCACAAGGCACAGCATTCATCCCAGTGTGTGCAATGGCATGATCCCCGGACGATTTCACTCCCTGCAAAAAATTATCCAAGATCAAAGGTTTTTCTGGATTCTTGTTTGTAGGCGGGATTCCACCATAATAGGCCACAGCGGTGATGTTAGACACTGTGATATTCCTTTACTATATTGTATGCAGTTCCGTCCATGAGTTCATTGTAGGTAAACTGACAATAACTAAGCCATGCTAGCCAATCGCCAAGCGGGCCATAATATAAATCATTGATCTGTGCTAGATTATTTCTAGTAACAGAGTTACTAACATGTTTGTCAAGAGTGATAGCAGGAATGCCTGCCCAGATAGATTCCACAGCACTGTTTGAATTGATACTAACCGTGCAATAGTAGTCTCCATCTAGCAGTGTTTGATAAAGACTAGTGCGTGTTTTCTTATTAGTTTTAGATCTAATTTCTATAGGTCTATCTGTGTGTTTTTTCAGTTCATCGACGATTTGTTTGGTCCAAGATTCCACATCTACATGCATGATGCTGGCTGCAAACTCGCCGGGCTCTACCACTAATATTTTTTTGCCAGTGTTACGCCAAGGTCTAGGAAATTCTGTGAAATTTTTCAATCTATCTGCAGGTGCAACAAATTGATTATTAAAATGCAGGTGATTTCTTGTAAGCCTATGCCATTTTTTATTAGATTCAACAAAATTAGTATACCCGCTATCTATGAACCAGAACGGAAGATGATTATCAATTTTATCTACAATGATATTTTCATTGCCTACTGTGTTTCGTAATAGACAGTCTTCTGCGCTGTTCAAGAAATCTCTGCGACGAATCATAGTTGCTGTGGGATCAATTTGTAGTCCAACGGTTTTGATAAAATATTGTTGATCACTATTCATATAGGCGTCAATGATATTTTCAGCACCTAATTTTTCTATCACGTATTCAGCCTTTTTGTGTATTTGGCCGAAATAATTTTTTCTGTAATTTTCTAAAACTGTGTTGACTTTACTGCGCCATTCTATAGCATCCGCAGAGACTCCCCGCCATAGTTTTTCTTTAAACTTATCACGGAATTTTTCAATATCAAATTTATGATGATCTCTTTTTTCGATGATAAAGTGTATAGCTTCTGCAGTTTTACGCTCATCTAACTCAATGTGTGCGCAATGATCTTTTAAATCTATCAGACTGATAAGATAGTGTGCAAGTTCTTTGTCGTTTACTAGTAATTTCATTGATTTAATATTTTCCAGGCTGTACCGTTGGTAATTTCTTCTTGGGTGAACTGGCCATACGCCAAGGTCTTACACATTTCGGTTATATTTTCTGTCGAAGGTTTGAATGGATTTCCGAGTGTGGATAGATCGGTAGATGCCAGAGTGCTGGCTGCGCAAGGCACCGAAACAAATGCCGGGATGCCGTATAGCACACTTTCCAATGATGCTATGCTGTTGAATGACACCGTGGCGTAAACTCCAGAATTAAATGCGTCGTAAATTGAATATCCATGTCCCCTTTCACTTCTTGATCCTTTCGCCCTGATTTCAATCGGCAAATTAGAATATGTTTTTATTTTTTCAGTAGTTTCTTTAATCCATGTATCACAATCAATATCAAAATATCTACAGGCTTTGGGATTCGGCAATACCAATAATATCTTTTTATTAAAAGGTTTCCAGCCTTTCCAACTCAATCTAGGATCTTGGTTAAGAAGATTGATCCATCGATCGGCGGGAACTGATTGAGGGGTAATATGTTGTAGATCATTTTTTACAATTCGGTGCCACCATTTTTTACCTGACTTGTTTCCTACACTTGGAAAATTACCTACATAACCAGTATCTATGTAATAAAAATCTCTGTTCGTCTTTTTGCACTCTACTATTTCGCTTTTGCTTGTTACCCCACGAACAACCATAGGGTTATCAATGTTGGACATATCCGTAGTACAAAAATGATTCGACCCTACGACCAGAGATTCTTCTAAAGATAGTTCTTTCATAATGTTAATAACATCTCCATGGCTTTGCCGTTTCTCAATTCTGAATTATGAAACTGCCCGTATGACAAATGACAGGCCCACGCATATAATTTATCTTGGTCGGGATAGTAAGGTTCGTTTATTTTAGATAGATCCTGCAAACTAACAGGACTAGCTGCATTAGCCGGTGCTAGAGTAAATGCAGGTATTCCAAGGAATACAGCTTCTGTAGCTGCTACACTGTTGAATGTAACTAATGCAAATACATCATCATTGAGGGCCTGTTCTAGTGTATCGTTAACTGTTCTATCTAATCTTTTAGGTGCCCGCTCTCTAACTACCACAGGTCTATCTGTGTATTTTTTTATTTCATTTACTGTATGTTCTAACCAAATATCTAGATTGTAGTCATAGAATCGCATGGGTTTTTCATCTGGTTTCGCTACTAGTATCTTTCTTCCATCTTTCTTCCAGGGCTGAAACTTTTTATTAAAATGTTTAAATCTATCATCTTTTCTTGGCACGATCTCGCCATGTTGTAGATTGTTCTTTACTATACGATGCCAATTTTTCCAACCATTGGGATTTGAATCAGTTCTCTCATTGCCAAAATATCCCGTGTCTATATAATAGAAATCACGACTATCTTCCCAACATTGGTGTATCCACTTTTTCTTAAGTATACCTCTTAATACAATAGGATCAATACTGTCGTTGTAATTAAAATCTTCAGTTGAAGTTGTTCTAGTGTTGCACCCCTGTGCAAACATGTTAATATATGGATCTTTGCCGTCTTTGCTTAAAAAGATCATAGACCGTGCTGTAGACAATAATCTACGTAAATTTTTTCTCTATGCCATTCGTTGGAGAAATCACCCTGGTCTGAAAATTCATGGAAGCAAGGTGTTCCTAGGGTATAGTGAACTAATTTTGCTTGAGGGTTCCACTCGTATTCAATATCCAGCCAGTTCCATTCTACTGGAAGTTCGCCGACTAAGTCGTCAGTAAGCCATGTAAATCTATGTACCTGTGCTCCAGTGGCATTTTGTATAAACTCCGGAGTAACCACAGCATTGGCAGGGTGCCCACAGTTCCAAAGTATCACACTAGACCAATTTTTACAAGGATAGTCTTCGTTCTTGGCACCAAGATACTTTTCAGACATTTTAGTTTTGTAGTCGTGTTTAACAACCATAACTGCTTTTGAATTATCTCTTAATGCCCATAGTTTTTCAATGTCGTCACGCAATAACATATCGCCGTCCATGAATATTGCCCAACCTTTATATTGCATTAAGTGTGGAACAAGGAAGCGACTGTAGATAAAATGATTACTACCGTCGGTGTGTTTTTCTTCGTAGTCTTTTAATATGTTCAATGCCAACGGGTTAATACTCACTGGATGACTAGAATGTCTAATAATACTGTTTGAACACACATGGTATGCTATGGCTTCTCGGGGATCATACCCAATAAAAATTGGAATCATTTTCTTTCTATATCCTCTTCTATGCACTGATCTCCGTATTGTATTTCTACAACTTTCAGAGGCTGATCGGTTTCGTTGCATAACTTATGCCATTGATGCTTGTTGATGTGTATATGTTGAAATCGAGTAAATTCACCTAGCAGATCCATGTCTGTAGATTGGTCAACAGTATAGACTGTAGCGATGCCTTCAGACACGAACCAATGTTCTGCTCGATTTTGATGGCGTTGCATGCTGAGACAGGTTTTAGGTAATACCGTAAGTTCTTTGACTTTGACTTCTTGACCTTGTTCATGCAAGACACGATAGTATCCCCAGGCCCTACCGGTCTTAGGAGCCTTCCATTCTTGAAGAATCCACGAACTAGAATTCATTTTATTTTCGCCGCCCACACCAAATACAAATGACAAATTGGAATCTACAACATCCATCTCTGGAATGTTATCTTTGGTCCTATCGCCGCCATTGGCAAATATCAGTTTGGCATCGGGATAATGTGCTCGCACTTGTTGAATAAAATGTTTTGCTGATCCGTCATCGTCATTAAAGGTATAAACTTCGTCAACCATCGATAGATTATTGATGATGCACAGTCGTTCGTTCCACGGCATAAAGGCCGCGCCTTTTTTACGGACAAGCCAATCGTCAGAATTTAATCCAACAATTAACATGTCTCCTAGAGTTTTTGCAGCTTTGAAGTAGGCAATGTGCCCGGAATGTAGGGGATCAAATCCACCAGTAATTAAAACGATTTTCATGCAGATATTTATCTGCGTATATTATCTAGTATTTAAAGACTGGCGTCTTCTAGTCCAGATACTCGTAGTTTAACAATGTTGCTGAGATGCCATTGTTTTTGGTCAAGTGCTTTGATAATGCCCAGCCATTTGTTGCGTAGAAGAGCGAAATCGTTGATAATTTTTTCAAAGTCTACAACGTCAGCTTCACCTTCAACGAACTTTTCACAGTCCCTTGAAGATAAAGCTCGTTGATAATTTTCGAGATACTTGCGAAAATGTTGACTGCGAAGTCTACGAAGTTCAATATTTAAGTATTCAAGGATACCTTCAATTTCTTGAAGTTGATTAAAGCGTTCTTCCACAATGCCGGGCATCTGCGAACTTGCCTTCTCGATGTTACCCGCTATGCGGACATCTTGTTTTGCTTCGATTAACTCAGCTTCATAATAGGCCGCAGCATCTGGAATGTTGCTTATATCTTTACTAACCTTGTCGTACCAATTCATTTATTCCTCTTCGTCGTAGCTGTCTACATCTTCTTCGATCTCTTCACCGTCGATGGCGTATGTGATAGCTTCGTCAAGAAAAGGATCTACTCCTTGCAAACTGTCTAACACACTTTCTTTGATACCGTAGTCAAGCAATGTGTTTACAAAATCAGTGGCCACATCCGGTCTTTGTTTTTCAGGAATATGTCCAATTACCACGTGCCACAGGTCAGCGATTAAATCTTCTTTCATTGTGCTTCCTCCAAGTCTGGTTCAACTGTAGTAGTTATCTCAGATGTGGAAATTTCACCATGTTTGGAAATATCTTCCATGGCAATGTCTAGGCCGTCTTTCTCATTACGTTCCCAAGCCTTGCGGAACTGCTTGATGATCTCGCCGTCTTTGGTAGTGTAGACAAGGCTGTTACCTTCTTTCTTGAGCATGCCTTTGGCTTCGAACAGGTCGACTAATCCACTATATGGACTCATACCTGTTTCATAAGGAATCTCGACCTGCACACTTTCAAACGGCTTTGCATAACGAGTTTTCATGATCTTACAAGCAGCACGAATACCTTGCACAGTTGTGGTCTTGTTGCCATCAGCATCGAGTTTCAGTTTCAATTTACGCATGGCAACCACGATTGAACTGGCGTAGATAAAGCCTTGACCGCCACTGATCTTGTCGTCTGGATCAAACATGTCTTGGCTTGCGTATGTGTGATTGGTTGCGACTAGACCAATACCTAGACTACCAAACATGTTTACACAATTACGAACCAGTGCTGTGAGTGCTTTAGGTTTACGGCCCATGTCACCTTTGAGATCCCCGGCTTGAAACTGGTTAACATCAGTGGGAGTCAGTAACATTCCAAGACTGTCAATGATGAACAATACTTTAGGACGCTCGTCTTCTGGCATTGTCTTGTATTCTGCAACAAATTCTGTAATAGTTTTTGCCACATCGTCAATCATGGCCATGTTAAGTTTCAACAACTTATCTGGACTTGTATCAACTTCAAGTGCGTGTAACCATTTCTCGTCAAGCGCATTTTCTGTATCAATCAAGATCGGAAAGATACCTTGTGCTTGTGCATTCTTAACTAGATTGCCTGAACAGATAAAACTCTTACCTGCGCCACTTTCGCCTGCAAATACTGTAACTTTACCTAGCGGAATACCACGTTTAAAGTCTCCGCTAATAAGATAATTTAATGCATAGTTGTTTGTACTGACCCAATCAGTTGGGTCGTTAAAGCCAATACTTAAACCGTCAATAGATTTAGTAATTGACTTTCTAAATTTAGAAATATCAAATGCTTTTGCCATATTAATTGTCCAGGTCCATTGCGTTGTATTCTTTGATTAACGCAATTAATTCTTCTTCTGTGTTGCAGACTGTTTTAGAATTCTTCCATTCTTCTTTTTTATCACGCCCGCTAATTTCAACCATCCAAGCATTATCATAACGATTGATCGTGATTGATTCGCTCACTTTTGTTAATTTAGTTAGTTTTGCCATTATTATTTTCCTAGAAATGAAAGAGAGTGCGAGATTGCCTCGCACTCTATGTTTAGTCTAATTACTTCTGACGATTGCGAATCATGGCAAGAATGTCTTGCGCACGACTAGCAGATTCTGTTGAAGCTGCCGGAGCGGCTGCTGGAGCGGCCTTAACTACAGGAGCTGGTTCGTCATCTGCATCTGCAATAGGAGCAGCAACAGCCGTTGGTCTATTAGGATCACCAGTGGCTTGGCTCATGCCTGCTGGTTTAAAATATTGTCCCCAACGTTCCATGTCATAGGCTTCACCATCTACAGAAGCTTCAAACATTTCTTTCATGACTTTAAGTTCAACATCAGTGGGTTTCTTTGGCAAGAAGCCGCTGAGATCAAAAAGACCATGTGACTCTACTGCCGCTGATTCAACATCTGTCAGTGAACGCTCACGTCGGCTCCACTTTGATGTAGAGTAGTCAGCAAAGCCACCTTTTGATGTCTTGGCAATACGGAAGTCGAGACCTTTCAGATAGTCTGTTGGCAACTCATCCAATTCCGGATCCATCAACGCTGAACGGATGATAGCATAGATCTGAGGTCCGATAATAAATCTACGGATAGGGTTGTCTGGAAGTTTATCTTCCTTGAGTGGATCTTCAACCACAAAGCCTTGGAAAATGTATGAACGCTTTTTCCAATATTTACGACCCATTTCTTCCAATGATTTATCTTTAAACCAACCACGCACTTCTGATAGGATTGGACATGCTGTGCCGTCGTTATACATTTCCACACAGGGAACTTGTACCTGCACTGCTCTGCTGTCTGTTTCACCTTTGATGCCAGCGAATGGCAATTTGATCATCGCACGTTCTACCCAGAAGAATGTGTTGTTAGGATTGCCATCAGGTAAGAAACGTACAACGGCTTCTTTGCCTTCTTGCATATTCCAGTGTGGGTAAATTGCGTTGTCTCCACCGCCAGTGGATTGTCCTGTGGACTTTGATTGTGCTTCTTGAAGTTTAGCACGGATTTCTGATAATGTTGCCATTTTAAATGCCTCCTTGTGTTATGCCTAAAATGTTTATATGCCTTATGCACATGTTTTATTATGCGCTTTTTATTTATCAAGGTCAACGATTATCTACGTATTTTTTGATTTATCTTACCAAAAGAAAAAGCGGGTCAGGCCCACTTTTTCTTATATGCTGCCATGGCTCGTTGCCTAGCTAGCCATAATCTAAATTTTACATACTCTGATAAGTCATCATCAACTACCTTACCAAAGTCTCGAGCCTTTAGATTACGACCAAATGTGACTTCATCATCAACAACGAAGTCACTATCGTCTAACCCGAAATTACTTCGCTGGAGTAGCGGCTTTTGCGTCTGCTTTAGCTGGCTCTTTCTTAGCAGGTTCACTTTTTGCAGGCGTTGCTGCCTTTGCAGGAGCAGATGCAGCTGGTTTAGCTTCTTCTTTCTTAGCAGGTGCAGCAGGTGCTTGTGCAAATGCTGATACTGCAAATGCTGATACAATGATTGCGATTACTGATTTCATTTTAAAGTTTCCTTTAGGTTGTTTTACGCAAAGAATATTCCCTACGTATATATATAACGCTTTAATAAGACTAAACGTTTACATAAAAGTTTGATTTCATTTCGCCAAAAAGAAAGGGCACCTAAGTGCCCAATCTAACTGCGACGAAACTTTTAATAGCCTGCTAATTCTCTAATGCGTGATAGTTCTTGAAGTTCTGGATTTTGATCGGTACTCTGCTGTGGTGCCATACGTTCTACAAATTTACGAGCAACTTGTTCTGCCTGTTCGCCAAACTTCTTGCCTACCATAATAGCAACACCTTCTGGGCCTTTGGGAAATGTGCCTGTGTCACGATCATAAAATGATGTGATAAACTCTGCTAACTCTTCGGTGTTTAATCTTTCTTTTCTCTTTTCAAAATCACGTTTGGGTTTGTCGTCTTTGTATTCTACATCTTTCATAGTTAACGGTGACTGGCCTGCTTTTTTTCTATCTACTGCTGGTCTTTCGTAGTCTCTTGGATTGTCGGGATCCACAGCTTCTCGCGGCAATGGCTCTTGTGCAGGCGCAACCGCTGCCGCTGGATCAACTGGTGCTGGTTCCGCTTCCGGAGCAGTTTGATCAACTCCCTGGGTCGCTTCCGGGTCATCTACCATATCGCCAAAATCCAACTGTTCTAGTGTTTCAGGTGCATTGAATTCCAACCAATCTTTGACCAATGGTCTTACACATGCATCTGGATCTTGTGCTGCCTGTTCTTTGATTCTTTTATACAATTCTGGATCTTCGATTAATCCTTTAAGACTTTCAATGGCGTTGGTTCCATCGACACCTGCTGGGAAGTGTTGTCCTACAAGTTCTTGTAGTCCCTGTAATGCTGCTGCCTGCTCTTCAGGATCTTCACTGGTTACCGCACTTTCTTCGCCTAGTGCCATTACCCAATTTTCAAATTGAGCAAATGGGTCATTGTCTTCTGTTTCAACTGTAAGGTCTTCGTTGTTGATTTCTTCTTGTGTCATAGCGACTATGTCGTCATAGCCTATAGTGCTTCCTTCTTTCATTAGTCTGTATAAGACCGGAAACACAGTTGCAATATCTTCTTTAAACGATCTGACTGTGAATTTTTGTTTAAAATCTTCTACCACGTCTTGAGGTATTTCCTCGTTGGGGTTTGCCTGGAATGATTCTCTGTAAGCCTCGTAGTGACTTTGTTTGCTCAATGCCTTGATCTGTTCTCTAAGATGATTTAGATATTCTGTGCTTCTTTCGACCACTGAGTTGGTTTCGGAATTCATTAGATCGTTACGGACCACATAGTTACCAAAACTTTTCAACTGTGCAATTTCTTCGCTCATTTGCGTAATACTTTTGCCTAGATCATCGTAAGGCAGGCCGCCATTGGCCACATGGCGCTGCATGGCTCTAGCACCAGCTAGATGAATAAATGGATATTTGAATCTTTCACCGTCTTGATTTTCTACAAACAAGGCACCGATATTTCTGGTTCTAGAACCTGGTTGTGTGTCATCCATCACTGCTTGATTATGTTTAATGATCAAACGTGTGTCCATTAATTTTTGATAGCTCATTGTTTTGCTACCATACATTGAGCTTTCGCTCATTATGTTTTCACTCATTGTGCTTTCTCCAACTGGTTTTTGTATCGTATTTGTCTGTGGTTTAGGTTGTGCGTTCTGACTAAGGAATTGATAATCTCGTTTGTCAAGATTGTCTTTGGCAATGTCTCTGGTGTCAAAACTCAATAATCTGCGTTTGGCAAATTGACGCAGTTCTTTTAAGAATCCGTACCAATTTGTTTTTTGTCCATCATCCATGCCTTCGGTAATTCCATTGGAAAAATACACTTTCATGGAGTTGGGTTCAGCAAGACTGATGCTGACATGCCCTATGGGATTCTGGCCTTCTGTGTAGTCAAAATCAAAGAATCTTGCCTGTTCCGGATTGATGGTTATCTCACCGGTTTCGGCACCTAATTTCAGCCCAGAGAAGCGGCTGCGTACTTTGTAGAATAAATCGGTGGCTATGTTGTTTGTTGCGTCCATAAGTATATTTATCAAAGACCCATACTGACAAAGATCGGCATAGGCATGGATTCATCGGTGATTTTTTCTGTCATTTTATCGTAGATCTGCGGATCCCAGTCCGCTAACACATCTGCCATGCGCATGATTAACAGTGTTGAACTGACTAAATCGTCATGTTCTCCACTCTTGGCTTTAAAACCCAGCCCTGAAGCAATATATGTTTTTAGCTCAGATATCAACGGTTTGCTGTTGATAGTCATCTTGTGATTTTCGATCATGTTTTTTAGTTGACTGCAAGCAGATATTTTACTTCTGTGCGTGGTATTAAATCCTTTACGGAACTTGCGTATGTGTCCTTTGCGGATGGGCTCACTAAGAAACAGTCCATGAAAGTTTTCTTCGCCTATATCGTTGATAACTATCAGAGCAGATTCACCTATTGTATTATTTTCAACACTGTAATACATGATAGGTGCACCGCCTCGTTCTTCGCCTCTGTCATGTATGTATTTTAGTATTTCTCTCAAGACTCTGACCTGTTGCTGCACAGGCGTGGTATTGTGATGCCACTCTGCTACTTGTATCATTTCAGGCATTTCGTAGACTTGGATGGCTCCGTAGTCACCACCTGTGCCTAGGCTGGGATCTAAAGCTATTAGATATGTGGCTTTGGGATTTATATCTTTATACCAACGAGTCTGCCCCATGTTCATCATAGGGTCTGAACCTGCAAGTTCAACCAACTTCACAGAGTTGATTAAAGTTTCGTCATAGATCAAGAACTCGCATTCAAACTCTCTACGGAACCGTTCTTCGCCAATCTTGGCACGTTCTAATCTAGCCCACTCGTCATCCCTGTCTGGATGTTCCTTCCAGTGTGCGAAGAAGGGGAAGAAACCGTTGACTCCTAGTTTAGTTTCATTGCCGAAGTCGTCAAACCGTTTGTTGGCTTCTAACCAAATCATAGCAAATTGATCTTCGTCACTGTTAGGAGTTGATGTGATAATAGCTTTACCGCCTGTGGCCAGCGTAGGTGATAATGCTGTCCAGAATTCTTTGGCTTTTTCCGGCGGCTGCACGAATGCAAACTCATCGCAATAGATTAGAGAAAGAGATTTACCACGACCTGTGTTTTCTGTGGTAGTAGTTGCTTGTATACGTGATCCGTTGTCGTATTCAATGGTGTTTCTGTTGTATGAATACACTCCAGCTCGAATAAAGTCGGGTAAATTTTCATAGGCGTATCTATAACGATCCATGATGTCTCGAGCACCTTCATACTTGTGTGCCGCTATCAATACCTGCACATCTGGCATAAACTGTGTATACCACAACAGGTATGCCACTGCACATGTAGTCTTACCCATCTGGCGCGGCAACATGGCTATGCATTCTTTGTTTGTGTGATATGCGTCAATCAACAATTCTTGAAACCCGTAGGGCTCAAATGGTATTGATCCTCTAGTAGGGTGTTGTATCTTGATAAAGTTTTTAGCAAAGTATAGCGGACCGGTTACTGGATCCATACAAGCTTCTAGATGCTTGACTTCGTCGAGATTATAGCGTATCTGTGCATGGGCTTTCTTAATTAGATTGCCGTCTAAGGATTTTGACATATGTTTATTTAATGAAAAAAATAGGCTCCGAAGAGCCTATTTGATTTATTAGTTTATATTAACTGTCTATGGTTTCTGCTGCATCAACAAGGGTTACGGCCACGTCTTTGTAAATGTCCGCAAGTGAGTCGGGCAACGTAACAGTCAAAGATTCTTGTATTTCAGCACCTTGACTGCCATCAAACACTCTCATGCTTTTAACGTGATTGGTTCTGCCAATGGCCTGACCAATTTGATAGCGTAGAGCTTTGGCTGTTGTATCAACTGTAATTGTACCGTCTGTGGTAGCTGTAAATTGGAATGGTGTTCCAATTTCTGCTCTTGTGCCGCCCAATACGCCGTCTGCTGTGCCTGCACCTGCTGCACCTGCACGATCATATCTCACTGTAAAAGTCACTGCTGTTGCCTGGTTGTCTGCCACCGTTGCACCAGCACTGGTAAACTGCACGTCTTGAATCTGTGCATCAGCATATTTTTGTAGATTTTCGATAATGGCTAAGAAACGTTGATGAGCTCTGGCTACACGACGACCAATGGCTAATGTAGTTGGTTTGGTTGTAAATGCACTGTGATCTTGTGGGCATACCGCTCCGTTATCGTTGCCATCTGCTGTAGGATATGTTCCTGCACCACCAGACAATGTGATTACCACTTGATAAAATTCTGGTCTTAGCGACTCAGTTGAAATTTTAAATCCTGACATTATTTTGCTCCTTTAGCTTCTGACAATCTTTGAAGCAGTTCTTCTCGTATACTAGCACGTAGTTGTTCTTTGCTTTCGTAAGCGCCAGCTGCCATAGGGTTGTCACCGCGATATGGTTTGCCACTGAAGCTTTTCTTAGGCTTGTTTAGATCATTCCCGTCCGGGATAGCAGCGTCAATACCTGCATATTCTGTCTCTGATCCGTTTAGTGAATTACCAAATGCTTCTTCTTTGTCTTTTTTCTTTTCCATGTCATGATCATCCATGTCATGGTCACCGTCGTCGTCTTGATCTAGAGTTTTGATCAAGGGTTTTTCATCTGCGTGATCTTTTTCGTGTGCATCAAGATCTCCGCTGTTATCATAATCGCTGTCCATGTCTGGCAGCATTTTCAATGGAGGTAGTCCGCCCATAGGCTTGTCCATAGGTTCGATGCTGATAGAATTCATCGGTGCTGGCTGATTAATCATGTCTGGATTAACTTTGGTCATCAGCTTCATTAGTTCTTCGATGTTGTCCATGCCTTGTGCATTGAGATTTAAACTCATGCTTGGTGGCGGTGTGTCTGGTTTCTCTGGCATCGATGGCATGCTCATTGGCATAGGTGAGTCACCACAGGCTTCTGTGGCGGGCCTGTCTAATTCCTGCATCTTTGCCATTAGTTCTTGAAAGTTCATAGTTAATTTCCTTTGCGTGGATCTTGTTTGCCAGCAGTTGACATTGGACTCATAGATCCAGCTTTGTCTGTTTTTTGCTTGGGTATTTTATATTCAGCAGCAAATCCATCTTTGGTTCTCTGCTTGGCTGTTTTGCTTAAATCTTTAAGAAACCCTTTGTTAAAATCATCACCAAAATAATCTTTGTGTTTGATTTTTCCTGTGCCTTTGTCTAAATCTTGTTCATCCAACATGGCTTCACCGCTGGGTTCATCGTCCAGTAATACCTGATCTGCTTCTGTAGGCTCGCCACTGTTTCTAACACGGAAACAATCTTCATCAATGCCCATGGCTTTGACATGAGTAGCAATTTCAGGCGGTGTTGTAGGATATTCGCAGATCACTTCATATATAGTAACCTGCATGTTTTCTTTGCCTGGAAAATCTAAGGGCAATTTTTGTATAGGTGTTGTTGACAGCTTTTCAAAGGTCATAACCTTGCAGCTGTCCAGGCGTGACTTTAGTGCTTCTTGGAATTTTTCAGGAACATCGCCCGCAACTTTGATCTTAAAGCTGTAAATTTTTTTGTTTTCGACGAGATATTCTTTAAAAGTTTTCATATGAGTATTTATGCTTTTCCGCTTAATTTTTTCAGCAGTTCGTTGCGATCGGTGATCACATAGCCCTGTCCATTTATCACGTTGTTGGGATCTACCCCAGCATCGTTGTCTATTTTTAGTTTTTTCAGCTGTAGATCTACAGCTTTGAGTTTCTTTTCTATCTTGTTGCTTTTGGCAGTGATAGCATTGCCCATCATTGAGCTAGCTACTTCAAATATCCTACCCGAATATCTCACTTCCACGTTCATACCAAGGTCCATGAGATCGTCGTAGGCTTGTTCTGCTTTTTTGGCAAGATTGTCTAGTTCTTGCTCATCAAGATTTTCTAGTTCTTGTATATGTGGCAGTGTTTGCACGATCTTTTGCACTGCTTGATACTGATCATCGAGACTGTTAATTTCTTCATGCACAGGCGGTGGTGGTGCTGTAGGCTCGGCTTGAGATTCTAAATCAAATAGTTCTTCTAATTTTTTCGTCATATCATACTTATCTGTGTTTTAACCCAGTCTCTATATTCTACAGTTTTAAATTCTATATCTTTATTCACATACCAGGTTTCAAAATGACATTCACCTGTCCAAGATTTTCTTCTTCTAATAGCAAACACATTATTTACTGCAACTTTGTATCCTTTGCTATCTAGATATTCTTTTGCAGAATTACATGTTTCCAAAAATCCTTTTTCTTCTCGCCAATAATCGTCATGTTCAAAAGTTATACAGTCAAAAACAATACCCTGATTGATTACATTTTTAAGTGCCTGCAATGTTAATTCTGGAGGATTAATGTCACAACTCAAATATCCTATTCGATCTTTTAAATTATACTTGTAATTAACTGCGTCTGTATAATAGCAAGAATTACCCCTGATGTTAGACCAGTCTGCTTTAAAATCTGCATTAAGTTCTAAACTAATACCCGACCAGCCCTGTTTTTCTAACAAAAACGTATTACTCAGTTTTATAGGATCTGCTGCACCAATTTCTACATATGATTTGTGATTGCAAATTTGAAGCGCAAAGATATCTTGACCAACCTGTGAATAATGCATCATTTTCTTTTTGATCCTTGATGGAAAATATCACCTTCATTGACCACCCTGAATCTAAGGCCCTGCTGTTTGCACCAAGCTGTGGCAGCTTCCCATTTGGCCATGTTTTTAATATATTGCTCTTGGTTGTATCGGCTTTTGCCCACCGACTCTCTTAGTGTTTGACTCTGCGGTTTTACTTCAACAACTTCTGCATGTTTCTTACCAGTTTTGTCCTTGTAGACCACAAAGAAATCAGGCACATATATTGTGTATTTGCCCGTCAAGGGATCTCTATACGGTATCTGTATGCTTTCGCTGGCCCAATTTTCTACACCTTGATGCTCATCCAACATGCGCATGAACACAAATTCCCATGAACTACGAGCCAATGGTATTTTCTTGCCGACATACTTGTCGGGATTTTTCATTTCAAATCGTCCCTGTGCAAATTTAGACATTAGGCAGCGATATTTCTAGTCTTATTGTTATCGACGTTTTGAGTTCTATATCCCAATATAGATGTAGGCACGCGATTGTTGTTAAGTATTTCTGCAACTATCTGGCTCAATGAAACTCCTGGAAAATTCTTTAGTGTATCTAAGATTTGAAAAATAGGTGTATTGTCGAGCTTGGCCTGTCTTAGTACCACTGCTGCAGAAGTTGAGGCAGCATCAAGATCAAATCCAGCCTGTTGAAAAAAGCTCACTGCGGCAGAGACATCGTTGGAGGGAAACTCTAGAGCAGATTCGCCATAGTTTTCAAAATACAATTTGGTAGCAGCGGCGCTGTCTTCAATGGTCTGTGATGGTAAGTTTGTAGCCATGGTTAATTACCTGTGATATTGCGTTGTCTAGCATTAGTAGTAGCTTCTGTTGTAGCACTTTTAGGAAACACAGTTCCGACAACTCCGCTGACCTTATCAATTGCTGTTGAAATATTTCCTGGGTTACTTAGTATGTTAATGGCTTCGCTAGCCAATTGCTCTTTGCTGAGATTATTGAAATTTTTGTAGGTGTTAAAAGTTTTGGCCAAGGTGCCTATAAAACCTCCGGGCGTGTTAAAGGCAGCGCCTGTTCCAACATCACCAAAAATCTGTTCAAGCCCATCTAGCACACCACCCTCGCCCGTTAGTGTGGCAACACCTCCACCTGCCACACTCAGTGGACTTGGCACAGTGTCATAATGCAAGGTTGCAAATCCTTTAGGTGTTCCCACAGACACATTGCCTGTGCTGTATCGCACCGCTTCGTATTCCAAGGTCATGGTGCTTTCGTTGAATTCGCTGGCAGAGTAATCCATACCGCCATGGCTCCATGATTTGATTCGGGGGTTTACTAATGTGTAACCGACAAATCGTCTACGACTCATGGTATAGATAGTTACAGATTTAAAAAAATCCACACTCTTGTCATTGTCTAGGCCATATCGAAAATTGTCTTTGTTAGTACCAGTGGCTCTATAATGATTGGATTCGTAGGCAGCGTTGGGATTATGCCTATCGCCGATGTAGTAGCCATAATACAAAGCCCACATGGCACTTATAACATTGTTGCTGTCATCGTGCATGTTGATGTTTACTGGATCATAATTTATCTGTTTATATACGATCTTTTTTCGATTGTATTGATTCTTTATTACAGAATCAAAATTAAATTTCGGAAGATCGGCACTCTTGACCAATAACCCTGCTTCGTTCTTGTGTTTGGCACTGAATGGTGACATGCCTCGCACTGAATTATCCATTTCGAAATATACATAAAACAGGAATTTGGTTTTTGGGCTTAATCGTAGATTGTTGTCAATAAACAATCTAGTAGCGTGGCGATAATTACTCATTTGACCTTTGGGTTTGGTCACACCCTCAATCAAGCCGGAACCGAATTCTGATAGATATCTTGTGAATTTATTTGCCATACAAATATTTATGCCACAAAAAAAGCCCGATTTTTAGTCGGGCTTTTTGAGCTAATATTACTATTAACCTTGTGCTGTAGAAGCGCCTGTAGTAGCTGCACCAATAGTTCTTCCTACTGCTGCGCCAATACCACCTATTGGGCTTACTGCTGCCGCACCAGCTGCAAACTGTGATAGATTATCGTAAACAATCGACAATGCTACAGTCATATGCTCATTGGTGCTGTAGTTTGCATCACCGTAGTCTGCATTTTGAATGAAACATCCATATAGTTCAAATGTTTCTAAAGTGCTCGGCACTAACAATCCGTTGCCCCCGTCAAGAACTTCTATGCGTGTGGTAAATTTGTAGTCAATACCTGAACGTGCTGAAGCCTGTTCCATGAAGTCAAACTGTTTCTGGATCTGCTGTCCTACCATTTTCTGAACTTGACCACTAGCATCATCACGCAATGTTAATGTAATTGGTTCTAATGTGTGTCTGCCAGCCAATTTAACTTTGGAGTTATAGACATCCAGCGTCATTTCTTCAAACGCCACTTTGGGTCTAGTAACATCTTGCACCTGTTTGGTAAGTTCAGTGGCTGCGGTAACTCCAAATCCCAACAGTGTAACTCTGAAGCGATATTTTAATTTTGGCATCAACAGCACTTGAGTGCTGCCAGCTGCGTTGGTAGTTGGAATACCAATGTTATTAAGCGATGTAATTGCCATTTTTAAATTTCTCCTGTGTTCTTGATACGCAATGGAATGTAAATGAACTCAATGGCTTTCACTGGCTCTATGGCGATATCAACATAAAGTTCGTTGCGATCGATACGAGACGGAGTATTATTGCTTTCATCACACACAACCGCAAAGTCGTAGATTGCTCTCAAGCCTACCAATTCCAACAATAGGCTTTCTGCCGCTTGTTTGATTTCATCTCTGGTAATCTTGTCGTTGGGTTCGAACAAATATGGACGAGCCAACTTGTTCAACTGGCTACGTAGATATACTACCAATCGTGCTACGTTGATACGATCTAGTGCTGATGCATTTCTTGCACGAGTCTTTTGACCGTAAGCCACAAGTCCTACTCCGTTGAAGAATGGAATTGGATTGACCTTTAATTCATATAGTGTATCACGTTGGCCTTCGTTGAGTGCTACAGTTTGGAACTCACCTGTGGCAGCATCAATATAACCCACTGCTGTGGCATTTGTAATACCGCCACGACGTGTTCCTGCTGGTGCAAACCATGGGAAGCTGACATTATCGCTGAGTGCGATAGTCTTCAGCATCATGTGACTTGCTGGAACCACTGCATTAGAACCACTTAGGTCAGTGGTAAATCCATTTGGATAGTATGTAGCCAAGTATTCATCATAGGTTACAATGCCGTCATCGCCGTTGTCTGTGACTAATTCTGCATTAGTTCCCCAGTTGTTCAATGATGTAGCATCTGCAGGCAATCTCAATGGAGTATCACCTATGACAAATGCTGTGATACCTCTGTCAATGTTAAGATTAACTAGATTGCTCATTGTTTCTGGATATCCTGGGCAAGCTATGATGTTGAAGTTTCTGCGTTCTTCATCACGGATCTCTTGACTTGTGTCAATCACCGACTTCAAGGCCTGTGTAACTACCTTGCGTTGTGCTTTGCGACCAAAACTGCCTGATCCGTCTTCGTTGTTGCCTGACGCTGTAACCCAACGATCTGGATAGTAGCTTTCCATAGTTTGGCCTGAACCGCTAACAAATGGGTCACCGTTATTAGTACCGCCAGATTGGCTTGTGCGTGGATTATCTGTAGCAGTATCAATATAGTTGTTGCGATATTGCTTAACGTTGCCGCCGCTACGTCTTAGATTCCACAGCAACATACCTTTTGGATATAGTGCTGGATCTGGAGCATCTGGATCTAGGTAATTGCTTGATAGCAATGCTTGGATCGTTGCTGCTGTGTTACCAGTAGCGCCAGTTTT